GGGGCGGTGGGTGTCCTTCTCCAGTCGGTAATGCGCCGGGCTTGCCACTTCCTCGCTGCCGGACGTATGTCGCAGAATGACATCCTCGATGGCCAACACCGGCGCCACTGGCAGAGCCTGACCGCATTCCGTGCGCCACGCCATCAGCTCCCAGGAAAATATCCTCTCAATCAGCACCTTGCCGGTCCGCACCTCAATCGACGCGATCGCCGCCCGCAAGAAGCTCTCTAAAACTGGGCCTTGCACATCATCGTCCGAAAAGCCCGTTCCCAGCCGCAGATGCGCCTTGAGCTGCGCTATCGGCAGGGCGGCTTCGGGCACCGCTGTTTCTTCGATCAACATCATGGAATAACTCCGATAGTCCCCGGATCTTTCGGGTGGTTCAGGCGCGCGCAGCCTCGCGTTGCTCGGACGGAGGGGAGCAGCTGGACAACGCATTAAATTAGTGGCGGCGCGCGCCACGGGCGAGGGCAGATACCCCCGCCCGATCCGCGCCCCGGTTAGGAGGTCGCGAATTTCAGCAGCTTGATCGCCGCATAGTCGCTGACATCGCCACCCACGCGCTTGGTCGCGTAGAACAAAACGTGTGGCTTGGCGCTGAAGGGGTCGCGCAACACGCGCAGATCGGGTCGCTCGGCCACAGTATAGCCCGCGCCAAAATCACCGAACGCGACCGACATGGAGCCGCTGGCCATGTCCGGCATGTCCTCGGCGATCAGCACAGCATACCCTAACAGGCGTGCAGGCTCACCCGCCGCCAGACCGTCGGACCACAGGAAGCGGCCATCGGCATCCTTCATCTTGCGCAATGCGCCCGCGGTCTTGGAGTTCATGACAAAGCTGGCATTGGCGCGGTATTCGGCGCCCAGCGCATAGACCAGATCGATCACCGCATCGGCATCCTCAAAATTGCCGTCCGCGCCGGTCGGGACATAGCCCAGATTGCCCCAGCCCCAGACATCATTGTCGACCGCAGGCTTGGTCAGAAAGCCTGTTGGCTTGTCCACACCGTCGCCTGCGATGAACGCGGCCGCCTCGGCACGCGCAAACTTGTCGGCGATACGCCCGGCCAACCAGCCCTCAATGTCGAAAGCGCTATCATCCAGCAGCCGCTGCGATGCTTTCGGCAGCGCGCTTAGTTCGTGCAGCGGGATGGTGATGCGGTCAATGCCGGGCGTCGCCGTCTCGCTCACGCCAACTGCCTCGGTCGCCCAGCCATGGCCTACATCGCCATGATCGATCAGCACGTCAAAGCTGGTCGCCTCGACTGCCACGACATTGGCAATCGCGCGGATTGAGGCCGTCGCGCTCAGTGTCGACTTGATCGCGCTGGCCGTCTGCGGATCGACCAGATAACCGCCATCACCCGCGATGGTCGTGCCCAGCGCCTTGCCCTCCAACTCCAGACTGCGCAGGCCGTCATCGTCGCCGGAACGCAGATAGGCGTTGAACGCCTTTTGGTGCGTGGCAGGGCCATCATTGCTGCCTGCCAGAACAGGACGCGCAGGGACAAAGGATTTACGTTCGAACATGTTCATTTTCTCTTCTTGTTGTTGCAGTCGCTCTTCGATGTCGGACTGAAAGCCCTTCAATTCTTGAACAAAGCCCACCACGGCGGACTTCACCTCGGCCGCCGGCGTGTGCCCATCGGGCACATCTTTCCCGGCCCCGGAAATTCCGGTTTCACTCATTACCCGTTCCTTTTGCTAGTTGTTCGTCTTGGCCCTACTTGCGCGCCAATTCCCGGTGCGCGTCTGTAAAGATCGCCGCTAGCTCGCTTAAATCGCCGCCAGCCAGGGCATCGTGCTTCGCCGTCACCCGCGCATTGGGAAGCATGGGGAACGTCACCAGAGACACCTCCCACAGCTCCAGTTCCTGCAAGAGCCGCTGGCCCTTGTCATTTTTGGTCGCGCGCACGGTCCTATAGCCGATGCTCAGCCCGTCGATTGCGCCTGCGCCGATCAGCGCCGCCGCCTCGCGCCCGCGCCCCACAGCCTCCAGCAGACGGCCCTTCACATACAGACCGCGCTTGTCCTCGCGCACCTCATCCCAGACGCCGATAGGCTGCGCAGGGTCATGCTGCCACAGCATCTTGACCTGCCGCCGCTCGGCGCTCAGCCGGGCCAACGACGTGGTATAGGCCCCTGCCACCACCACGTCGCCGCTCTGATCCGTATCGCCAAAATAGCTGGCATAGCCCTCGATCCCTGCGCCATCTGTGAGTGTCAGATCCGCATCGAACCGGGCAAACTTGCGCTCCAGTCCCATATCCGTTGCCATAAACCTCATCCTTTTAAACCTCAGGGCAGGGCCGCGATCAGCGGCTGAAATGCCTGCGCCATAATCGCCGCCGCCATGCCGTACACCGCCAGCCACAGCCGCCGCTCCAGCCGTTCCATCGCCTCTTCCAGCTTTTTCTGCCGCTCGGCGATGGCTTGGAACTTCAGCACCGCAACCCGCTCGTTCGCCTCTAGCCGTAGCGCGGGCGCACAATCGAACGCTTCAAAGCCATAGCGCTCCCCTTCACTCATTCATGCCTCCCGGCTCAGGCAAGGCAGGCAGCCCGAGCAGACTGCGCTTCTCGCAATTTGTCAGGAAGTCAGCATCGGCCACCCGTGCCCATTGCGCATCTCGTTCTGCAGCCAGCGCAGGCACCTGATCCAGATCTGGTTTCAGTTCGAGTTTTGGGCCCTCATACCCGCTCAGCCAGTCTGACAGGCTTGCCGCGACGCGGCTTGCCAGTGGCAAAACAGTCAGCCGGAAAAATGCTCGGTTCGCCTCCTGATAATTCGCATACGCAGCGTCACCGGGTACGCCCAGCAGCATGGGTGGCACTCCAAACGCCAGCGCGATCTCGCGCGCTGCACTCTCCTTTGTCTTCTGAAACTCCATGTCTGACGGCGAAAATCCCATTGGCTTCCAGTCCAGACCGCCCTCCAGCAGCATCGGTCGCCCGGCATTGCGCGCGCCCTGATGATGGCTCTCCATCTCGTCCACTAGCCGCTGATACTGGTCCGTGGTTAGCGTCCCCTGACCCTCAGCACCGCGATACACGATCGCACCCGACGGGCGCGCGGCATTATCGAGGAGCGCCTTGGACCAACGCGACGCGGAGTTATGCACATCCACCGCCTGCGCCGCCGCCTGCATCGGCGACAGACCATAATGATCGTCCTGCGGATGAAAGCTTTTGATATGACAAATTGCTGGATGCCCGCCGCTCACGTCAAACCGATGTTTGCGCCCGCTCACGGCGTACTCATATGCCACCGGCCAGCCATCTGCGCCCGGAACCACGCTCATCCGGTCTGAGCGCAGCACATGTAGCTCTAGCGGTGCGCCATCTGCGCCATTAACGGCCTCGACATAGGCATTTCCGGTCAGCAGCAGCTGCCCGAACAACGATTCCAGCAGCTCCGCGCGGCCTTGCGCAGGGTTCGGGCTGCGGATCAGCGTCAGCATAGGATGCTCGGCATACCGCTGCTCCGCATCCTGTAGGACCAAAGGCAGCGCCGCCGCCGCTTCCGCGATCATCTTGACGCAGCGAAATCCCACCGGATTGGCAGCAAAGCCTTGGCGCGTTAGCGTGCCGGTATCCCGCGCGCTCCATGCCACCCGGTTCGCACCATGTCAGGCCATCACGCGGCCCGCCGCACTGGCTTTAGCCTCCGGTGCTCCGGTTTGAGTCGCACCGGCTCCTGTTACGTCGGGCTGCGCCACGCCTTGCCGAAAGAAGTCCATGATCATCTGCCGTTAGGCGCCAAAGGCGCCAAGGCCTTTCATCAGCTGTTGAAGGCATCATTGCCTTAAAGGTTTAAGAAAATTGAATCAGACCGTGCGCTGCTCAGGGTCGCTGTATTGCAGGCCCCAAAATCAAATGCTTCTGGAGAACCCAGCGCCGCGCCGCTAACATCAAATCCAAAGGAGGCCCCGATCATGCGACCCCAACCCCTTCAGGATTTCCTCGATGCGGCCCATACGGCCTTCTTGGCCAAAGCTCGTGACCCAGACGCTACTGCGTCGCTATCGCGCATCTTCGCAGCACTCGAATCGCCCGGCATGGTTTCAGATACACCCGGCGGGCGCCTGCCTACCTGCACCTATTTGGGTCAAGGTGCCGACCCGCAGAAATTTGACGATCCGCTATTGGCCCGACTCGTACAGACGTTTCTGTCGCTGGAGCCAAACTTGAAATGGGGCCCCCGCAAAGGTGATTGCACAAATGCCGGGCCGGGCTTTGCCGAAAACCACGCCAATGCCTTGATATTCGGTCCCGGCGGGTACGAGCGGCGTACTGATGTCTGGCTCGGTGTATCGCTGATTGCGCCAAAGATCCGCTACCCCGATCACAGCCACCCGCCGGAGGAGACATACCTCGTTCTCAGCCCCGGCCGGTTCATGCAAGGCGCCGATAACTGGTCCGAGCCAGGCACAGGCGGTACGCTTTACAACTCACCTGGAATTCTTCATGCGATGGGATCAGATGCGTCGCCCCTCTTTGCCTTCTGGGCGCTTTGGGCCGACCCTCACAAGGGCTAAACGCGGAGCGCTCGTGCCTCGGGTCAGCCAGTTTTGTTTCAAATTGCACGCACCCGCGGATGTCGCCATTTGGCTGCCGGCTCAATCATCAGCTCGTGCAATGCCCAGACCAACGCATCGACGCGGTCGGGACTGCCTTTGCCCTCATAGCCTTGCACAGTCATGGCGCACATCTGGTCCTCCAGATCGCCTAGATCGCCTAGATCGCCTAGATCGCCCAGACTGCGCACATGATGCACGCGCCCCTGCTCATAAAGCGCTGCCACTGGTTCTGCCCGCGCTACCTTGCCGCGCGATGCATGAACGGCTCGAACAGGCACCATAGGGTCGATTTGCCGAATGACTTCCGATACCATTTCTCCTCCTTGATTGACTTCGGCCACCAGCTTGTCGGCGCCCCAGGACTGCATCGCACGCACAGCCGCCGTTGCCCACTTGGCCGGGCTCGCCGCGCTGACTGATGCGTCCGCTAGCACATATGCCCGCCAGTTCTGAACTGGCCCGCGTGTTACCGCGCCCACCACGACAATTCCGCACTCGTCCGACTTCGGGCCGCCTGACACAGGCGGGTCGACCGCCACAACGATCCGGTCCATCTCTGGGGCTACATCGACGCGGATCGCCTCTAACATAGCGGCTGTCCATAGGGCGCCCTCAGCGTCCTCTATCAATATGCCGTCCAGTTCCTGCCGCCCCAGCCGTGTTCCGGCATAGCGCGTGCGCACTTCCTCGAGAAAACTATCAGCCAAAAACGCCCTGTTAGCCTCTGTTGGCGCACTGGTCACGACGGTCGAGGATAACTTCAGCAGTTCCTTTAGCACCCCTACATTGCGCGGCGTCGTCGTGACGCAAACGCGCGGCCGCTCGCCCAGCCGCAGCGCAAACTGCATCATATCCCACGTCTCGCGCGACTTTTTCCACTTGGCCATCTCATCGACCCATGCACCGTCGAATTGCGGCCCGCGCAGGCTCTCTGGTTCATGCGCCGAAAACACCTGGGCGATGGCCCCATTGGGCCAGACCAGCCGCGCCTTGCTTGCCTGCCATACGGGCCTCCGATCCGGTGGCGAGCAGGCCAGTATGCCGCTCTCTCCAAAAATCATAACGTCTCTAACTTGTGCCACAGTTTCACCAATCAGGGCCAAGCGGTGACATTCACCATGATCCAGAGGCGTTGATCCCTCGACTTGGGTGCGGACCCACTCGGCCCCGGCGCGGGTCTTGCCCGCG